ATTTTTATTCAGGTGGATTATCTAAATATCTTGGAGGTGTTGCACCATCTAAATCTAAAATAGAAGGTGTTGGTTTATTAGGAACATTAGGATTCCCATTAATTGAATACTCATTATGTAATACAGATTGTTTAGCTGTATCTCCAAATTTAGGAGGTGTTACACCACCTAAACTTAAATTTGTTGAATTTAAACTATCTTTTAAAGCCATGGTTTGTTAAGTTTTAGGTTTTATTATAAATATTAAATATTATTGGATGTTATAGTTACTTGTATTAAGACCATTACCTAATTCATCTGAATTATTCCTTCCAATTTGTTCTGCTACAATTTTCCCATCCATAGTAATTGTAGATTTTACTTCAATAGGTCGGGTTTTAAGATCTGATCTTAAAGCTTTAATTTCAGCTATAAGTTCAGAATTATTTAAATTTTTATTTTGGGGTTTTATTTCTGAGGAAGGATTTATACTATTTTTAGAATCCATATAGGAAGCTAAACCTGGGGCAGCCATAACATCATCATTATCACTTAATTCAAATAATCCTCCTTCTTTAGTTGAGATAGTAGTTTTACCTTGGGCAGGAGATATTAAATCACCTGCACTTGTTGCTACAGACACAGCAGTTGCTACACCAGCTCCTAATGCCGCAATCCCCGCTATACTTGCTGCAATTCCTAATGGTCCAAATTTAGCATTTCCTGTAAATATTGCAGCAACTGCTTGTATCATAGCCTTAACTGCCAGGAATGCTGAAATTGTTTTCATTGCAACTAATAAACCTAATACTGCTCCAAGTGCTCCCGGCATCTCTGCAAAAAATCCTACTATACCTGCTACCATATCAAATACAGGCATTAAAGCAGTTGCAACTAATGTAAAATTTTCTTGTAATTTTTCCACAGTTTGGTTAAACTGAGTAGCCATTCCTGCTTGATCTCTTAAAGTATCTAATCCTTCATCTTGTAATATTCTTTGGGCTTCAGCTAAACCTTTTTGTTCAATTAAAGCATTAAGATTTCTTTCTTCTTCTTTAGCTTTATCACCTGTTAACCCCACTAATTGATCTTGAATAAATAAAGATTTTGCTAATTCTTCTCTATTCAACCCTACAGATTTAGCTATTGCTTCTTGTTGAATCCTATTTAATTCTCCAAATTCGGCAGCACTCCCTACTTGTTCTGCTATTTCTTTAGCAACTCCTGCAATATCATTTTCTAATGCAAATTGTCTTGCTTTTTCTAAATTAATATTTCTACCTAATAATAATTCAGCTTCTAGTTCAGCTTCAATAGAAGATTCAAATTGCAATAGTGAATTTGATATTTGTTCTACTTGACTTAATTCAAAACCTAAAGATTTTGCTGTAGCTACAGCATCCGCTATTAATTTAGGATTCTTACCTAATGATAAAGTAGTAGCAGCAGATACATCTTTAATACCCTTTAATACTTCTTTTTCATTTAATGAAACACCCAACCTATTAGAAGATATTTTAGCTTGCATTAATATTTCACTTGTAACCCCTTCTAATTCTTTATTAGTGCCTATAGTAAGTTTATATACTCCTAATAATTCTTCATTTGTTAACCCTGCAACTGTTCTTAATTCGGTAAAAAGGGCTACATTTTCATTATTTAATTTTACACTAGTTCCTAATGCAGAATTAATTGCTAAATTAGTTTCTAATAAACCTTTTGAGGTAACAAATAAGTTACCATTAATAATTGAGGCTTGAGATAATTCTTGTCTAAAAGCATTTGCTTCTTGGTAACTTAAATTTAAATTTCTAGCAGTTTCTTCGGTTGATTTATCTACTTCTTTTATAGTTTTAATTAAAAATGCAACAGCAGATCCTATAAGGGTAAAAGGATCTAACATTTTAGTAACTATATTTTTACCCACTTTACCAACAAGACTATTCATTAAACTAAATTTACCAGGTACTTTTCCGGTTTCTTCAGTTATATTTCTAGCTTCATCAGTAACTTCAGATAAAGCACTAGCTGCAAAACTTCCTATTCCTGGGATTTGTCCTAGAGCTTTTGTTATATCTCCAGCTACTCCTAAATTTTTTTGGATTTGTTCCTCTAGTTTTAATTCCTCTTTTCTTTTTTGATTTTGTTTTTCTAATTCTTTAGTATTAAGAATATTAAAAGCATATTGCTGTTGGATATTGTTTAAAGATTTACCTTCATTTTCTACAACAGCTTCTGCTTGAGATAATCTTCCTTTTAATCCTGCTAATCTTTGTTTATTAATTTGTTCCCCTTTTTCAGCTTTAGCTAATTCTTCATCAATTTTTTTATTTAAACTACTAACTAAGTTAACTTGTTTAACAAATTCATCAGCTTCTTTTTTTCTTGTTTCTCCTAAAGATCTTCCTAAACTCTCCTGAGTTAGTTGAGATTTTTCTATAAGAGAATTATTTTTAGATATTTGCTTGCTTAATTCATTAATCCCTATTAGACCTGATTTTTGATCTAAAATAGCTTTATTAATATTTTTATTTATTCCTAATAAGTTGGAATCAAAAGTAGTTCTCCTAGAATTAATACCTAGAGTTTCTTTTAAAGAATCAACTAATGAGGAAGATATATCAAAACTTTCTCCTCTTAAAGTTGCTTCTTCACGTAAAAGTCTATTTAATTCCCGTTGTCTATTTAATTCTTCTTCAGTAGCCATCTAAAAAATATTTTGTTATAAATATTAAAAAATATTATTTTTTGCTAGCTCTAGTTGAATATGTAGGTGGAGAAAATTCTTTGGAAGCTTTAGCAAATGCCGGAACATTTATATTACCCTTACTATCTATTAATTCGGTAGTAGTAGAACTCTTTGACTTAGAGGCCTCAGCTTCTGCTTCATAATATTTTTGAATTTCAGAAAATGTATATTTCCTTAACCAAATAGGTAAATTATAAACAGTCTCATAATCATAACCACCTTTACCATGAAAGACGATTTCGTGAATTTGTTTAAATAAATTTCTTCTTACTTCTGGGATTATTTTAGAGGTCAGGCCAAAAAAAGTTAAGGTTAATTGGAATAGTGACCTCCTCACCACCTTCTAAAACATAATTTAAATTAACATCAGGTTGAGTTTCTTTAATATGTTCCCTTAAAGCTCTTGAATCCCTAGCTAATAAATAATTATCAACAAATTCTCTAATAGTTTTAATATCTCTATTACCACCTACAGAAGTAATAATATATTTTAAACGAGTTGATAATTCAGGTGAAGCATTTTTATTTAATTTTTTAAGACCTTTAATTTCCTGGTCAATTAAACTTTCATCATGACCTGTTAGAATTTTATAAGTAATTTCATTACCACTATGAGGTAAAGTAAAATTAAATTCATTAGTACCTGGATTAGTGTCAAATTCTTTATTTTCTAAAGTAGATAAATCAACAGTATGTTCTTCTCCTTTTAAGGTAAATTTATAATCTTTACCATAACCTAAAACACGAGCTGCAATTAAAAGTGCATTTTTATCCCCTACAATTAGATCTTTAATATTAATTTTAGTTACTATTAGAGATTCAAGTAGTTTATCTAAAACAATACCTTTTTCAATATATGACTGGTTAGTAAGAATATCTTCCTCACGTGCTGTCATGTATTTCATTTCAACTTTACCTTCAGATAAAGGATTTCCTGGTGAGTAAACTAAACCTTTAGAGGGTAAGTCAATAATTTCAGTAGGGAATTTTAGTGTATTTTCCATAAATTTTATTTAATATAACTTTATATTCAAGTATAAATATATTAAGAATAAATTTTTAATATGATCTAATTAAACGATTTACTTCTGCTTTTAATACTTCAAGATCAGCATAAATTTGTTTTACTTTTTGGTCTAACTGTTCATTTTGAAATTTATGCATTTCTGTAAGTGAATTACTCAATGCATGAATTTTTGATGATAATGAATTTCTATTTGTTAGATGATCAGTATCTATATCTTCCATTGATGAATAAATCTTTTTTTCCAAATCAATTAATTCATCTCTTTGGTCTTGATACATTCTTACTAACCAAAAAATTGCTAAAATCATTGCTGTTGTAAACACAGTAATAATCCCTAAACCCCAAGCCAATAAAACTGTTTCCATATTAAATCTCTCTAACTCTACCAGTTCCTGCTAGTGAATATTTTTCACGACATTGTCTTTGAGCATCTGTAGGGGAGTATGAATAAAATCGATCTTTTCTTGCTACTCCTTCTTTAATAAATTCTACTTCGTATTCTTTAAGTGATGACATAATAAATTAATTTTTAGTTATACCACATGATAAAAAAAGAGCTTGGGGTAACCAAGCTCTTCTTAAAATATTTAAAAATACTTTTTAGAAATTTAACACAGCATAATCTATACCTAATGTCATTTCAATTTGAACAGCAGTATTTGTAGTATCCCAGTTAAATTCAGGGAAAGTAGCAGTTTTGATAAAGGCACCTTTTAATATCCATTCTGAAACTATATCACCTACAGGTCCAATTACGTTTACTGTTACATCTTTTTTATAGAAATCAGAGTAACCATCTCTACCTGTTACAGATTCGTGATGTAAACGAACCCATTCCATTACAGCTTGTGCTCCTGAAGGAGTAATAGGGTCAAATAGAGTTAATGAAACATCACTCCATACTGATTTACCTTTAATCTTTCTTAAAACATTGATGTGGTTAAGAATAACTTCACCGTTATCAATGTTGAATCCACTTATTCCTTTTATTATGTAAGAAGGAAAACCATCTACATAAAGGATAAATCTGTTTGCTTGCTTTGGTTCAAAAGCTGTATAAAAAATTTCGTTTGGATCTAATACTGCCATTTTATTTTATATTATTTGATATTCACGTATAAATATTTGCTATCTCTGTTTTTATGATGGGAACGTTGCTCCTGTTGGTAGTACGTTGAAATCCAAGATAATAAATTCAGCTGTTTTAGTTGGTTGTAAGTAAATAGCACCTACTAACTGATTTCTATCTATAACATCTGGTGTGTTATTTGAATCATCCATCACTACTTTGAAGGCATACAAACCTTGTCTTTGTTGTACACTTTCTAAGTATGGGTTAACTGTACTTAAGAATTGGTTTCTTGTTGCTGCAGTATTTTGTTCGAATACTAAGTTATCAGCTACTTGAGAAATAAATCCTTTAAGTTGGATTAACAATCTTCTAACATTTACTCTATCTAATGCACTTGCTTTAGTTTGTAAAGTTTTCTGACCAAATACTACAGTTCCAGCATTAGGGAATGATGCAATTGGGTTTACTTTACCTTCATAAAGTGAATCACGATTAGCTTGAGTATATTTTCTTTCAGGTTTAATTACTGTAGATAGACCACCTCTATTTAAACCAGCAGGTGCAAACCAAGGCTCAGCTACTCTATCATTAAAAGCATAAACACCTGGGATTACTGTTGAAGCAGGAACCCAAATTAATTGACCTGTTCCTGGGTCTGATACTCTTAACCATGGAGCATAAGCTGCAGCATAGCTTGAATTTAACTCAGCTGCTTCACCAGTATAAGTTAAAATTGTAGAGTTATAAGGAGCTAAATCAACTACTGCAATAGCATCTCCTCTTTCTTGACACATATTAATCAATTGAGCTATTTCAGTTGAATGTTGGTTTTGATTCAAACCAGGCATTGTAATTACATTAAATTGGAATTCATCCTGATTTGCTAATAAACTAATTGATTGTGTATAGTTATCTGGGTTTATACCTTGAACGTTAGTTGAACTAATATTTTCATTAAATAAAGCAGGACCTCCTACAAATAAATCACCTGTAGCACCACCAAATGAACCACTTTGAATTGCAGGTAAAGAACCTGTAAATTCACTCTTAGCATTTCCTGAGTTATCTAAATAACGTGGAGTGTTAAAATTAACAGCTTCTACTCTAATGTAATTTGATCTGTTTGGATAACTTCCTGTTTCTTGTATATAGTAACCATCAGTAACACTACCTGCTACAGTTTTTCTAGTATCACCTATTACTTTAGTAATATAGTTTTCTGAGAATGGGTCTAGTGATAAATTAGTAAATGTTTCTAGGATTGATTTTTCTCTTTGAGTATCATCACCTCTTCTAACTACTAAAGTAAACTGACCTGAAGAAGTATTTACAAATGGAATTTCCCATCTTACATTATCAATAGAGCCACTTTCTAAAGCACCTGTACTTGCCTCAGTAGAATTACTATTCATAACAGTACCTTCAGATAAGGTAGCTAATACGAAAGGAGATAAACCTGAAGTTGGTCCACTTGAACCTGTAGCAATTGTTGAAGATGTTGCTGATGTGAATGAACCAGTTACTACTCTTGTAACTAATAAAGTAGTACCTCCTTCAGTAAAGTAATTATATGCTGAATATGAGGTTAGGTATGAGTAAGTACTTCCTCCACTAACAAAAGTTTCTCCAAATTTACTTACATAATCACTATATGAAGTAGTCAAAGTAGGAATATTAACAGGACCTTTTACAGTTGGTCCTATAATAGCAGTTCCTGCTTGAGTTGGTTGTCTTGTTATAAAAGATTGATCATTTTCTCTTGCTAAAACGCCTGGTGAGACTAAAGTTTCTGCCATCTTAATTTATATTTGGTATTTTGTTTTGTTATAAATATTATATTTTCTATAAAAAAACTAATTAGCTCTAAATTCTCCTGTTTCTAAATCAATGTTTCCGTCTCCATATTTTTCTTGAAGAGTTTGACCAATTTTTACTTCTCTATCCTTAAGTTCTTTAAATTTTTTTATTAATTCTTCTTTTCTTAAAGCTAAATTTTGTAATACAACTTCTAATTCACCAAATTGAGATATTAAACTAGTATTTTCAGTTTGAATTAACTTAATTTCTTGCAATTCTTCTTGTGTTAAAACTTTTTTTTCCATTATTTTATTTTTGTAATTATAAATATTATATTTTCTTAAAAGAAAAATTCTCCACCAGCACCAGCAGGTGATAAATCTATATCGAATCCTTCTCCTGGTAAATCTAATTTAGATACACCTTTTAAAGATGATGTTACATAAGCTGTTACTATGTAATTTGTAGTATCATCATATGCTGTAAATTCAAATTGACCATCTCCGTTAACACTACCAGTTTTTAATAAAATATATTCATCATCTATTTCTTGTAGTAATTGTAAACTTGAAGTATTATTACTACTATTAGAAATACTACCTGATATGGTATGAGTAATACCTGAATATGTAACTACAAAATTACCAGATACATTACGAAATGCATTAATTGGTATAAAATCATAGTCTCTATCTAACTCAATATTCATTCTATTTGTATCAATATCTTCAGGATATCTTTTAAATTCATCTCTTGCTCTAACATGCATAGTACTATACATTACTTCACTATCACCGTGATATTGGTCTGTGTAAAGAACTCTATATCCTTCACCTGCGCCTTCTCCTGATAATAAACGTGCTTTAACAACTAAAGAACTAACTCCAGCAGATGAAAATATGTGGTAATTTAACCCTGAAGTTTGTAAATAATAATCACTATTAGGAATAGATGTAGACCCGGTATATGTTATTCTGTTATTTAAAAAATAATTAGAAATTTTAAAATCAATTGGAAATAAAAACTTACGAATAGTTTGGGTATGGTTATCAATACCTGTAGAAGAAACATCAGATAAATATGCTATTTTTGCTACACCACTTACATTTGATACAGCACGATTAGCTGAATTTGTGTGGTAAATATAAATAGGTATTTTATTAAGACCAGATGTTAAAGCAACACCCTCACCTGCAGCTGAACCTGTATCAAATCTATGTTGAAATAAATTTTGACCAGCATTTACAGTACTTTGTCCTGTGTATGACCTATAAGAAGATTGATTTCCTACTTTAATATTTACTGGGTTTGCACCACTAAAACTAACATAATTTAATTCTACGCCAGCACTAATAATATCAATATTTTGTTCGGGTAAAAGTATTTCTCTTAAAAATGAACTATTTAATGCCTCAGTACTGTATGGGAATGATTCGAATTCTACAGGCATTTCTATA